CAACTCCTCCACGCCGGCCTCGCCCAGCACCCGCCTGAAGCGCCCGATCTGCGTGGCATCGCACGGCAGGCGCGGCTCGTAGTACTCCTGCCCGCTGAAGAACTGCCACACCACGTTCTCGGCCCAGCGCTCGACCACGGCCTCGTCGCTCAGGCCATAGGCATGCTTCAGGTACAGCAGCGACACCATCAAGCGGATCGCCAGGCGCGGGCGGCCTGCCGCGCTCACGCCTGCGCCGACCACCTGCACCGTGGGGCCGAACAGGTCTGCACCCTGCCATGCTGCGCCCGCGCCGTGCCGCGCGCCGGCGCAGGGCACTCAGCACGGCATCAGGCAGGTCGCGAAGGGTCAGCTCAGACATGGCTGCATTGCACCACATCCCCAACCCCTCGGCCAGGACATCGACCGCCCAGCCTGCAAGGGCTCGAAGGCGTGACCCAGACACCCGTTCAGCACCATGACCGCTCGCGCCCAAATCCTCATCCGCGCCGTCGACGAGACGCGCGCGGCCTTCGGCTCGATCCAGCGCAACCTCGGCGGCCTGGCCGACGCCGCACGCAGGGTCAACGGCGTGCTGGCCGGGCTCGGCGTGGCCTTGTCGGCGGCGGGCTTGGCGGCGATGGTCAAGTCGGCGCTGGAGTCGGCCGATGCGCTGAACAAGCTCTCGCAGCGGGTGGGCATCACGGTGGAGGCTCTGTCCACCCTGGTGCCGGCGGCGGAACTGTTCGGGGTCTCGGCGCAGACCTTCGAGACCGGGCTCAAGAAGCTCGCCACCACGATGTTCGAGGCGGCCACGGGCTCGGAGGAGTCCGCCCGGCGCCTCAAAGCGCTGGGCGTGGAGTTCAAGAACCAGGACGGCACGCTGCGCGCGACCGATGCGGTGCTGCTCGATCTGGCCGACCGTTTCCAGGCCATGCCCGACGGGGCGCAGAAGTCGGCGCTGGCGGTGCAGCTCTTCGGCAAGAGCGGCGCGGAGCTCATCCCCTTCCTGAACCAGGGACGCGAAGGCATCGCGGCGTTGACCGGCGAGATGGAAGCGCTCGGCGTGCAGATCGGCGGCGACACCGCCACGCAGGCCGAGGTGTTCAACGACTCGCTGGCCAAGCTGCGGCTGGCTGCGACGAGTCTGGCCAACCGGGTGATCGAGGCCTTCCTGCCGGCCCTGAACGAGATGGCCGGCGGCATGGTCGAGTCGGCCAAGCAGGGCGGCACGCTGCGCGCGATCCTGGACGGCGTGGTGCTGGTGCTCAAGACCCTGGCGCTGGGTGCCGCCACGGTCGGCAAGGCCTTCGTCGCACTCGGCGAGGCGATCGGCGCTGGTGTCGCGGCGGCGGTCGAGGCCCTGCGCGGCAACACCGCCGGGGCCAAGGCCATCATCGCCGAACTCAAGGGCAGCCTCGTGCGGCGCCTGGACGAACTGGCCGAGTTCCGGGACAGCCTCTTCGACCTCAAGCCCATCGAGGTGCGCTCGCCCAAGGTGCAGGCCGACCAGGCGTTGCTGCAACGGCTCACGGCTCCGGGCAAGGCCCGCGACATCGCGAGCGCTCAGGCTGCGTTGATGAAGGCTCGGCTCGACGCCGAGTTCGCCTTGCTCGAGGACGGATTGGCCCGCCAGCAGCGCGCGCTCGACGCGGCGCTGCAAGACCGGCTGGTCTCCATCCGTGACTACCACGCGCAGAAGACCGCGCTCGAACGGCGCGAGCTCGACGCCGAGATCGCCCGCCGCCGGCAGGAACTCGCCGCGCAGCAAGCCGTCGCGACCAACCCCCGCGCTGCCGAATCGGACCGCCTGCGCGCCAAAGCGGAGATCGCCAAGCTCGAGGCCGACCTCATCGTCCTCAACGACCGCCGCGCCGACATCGAACAGGCCAACGCCCGCGCCGCCGCCCGGGCCGAGCGGGAACTGGCCGAGGCCCTGGCCCAGGCGCGCGAGGAACTCGCCCAGCTCACCGGCACCGACACGGCGGAAGACCGGCGCGCCGCGATCGAGCGCAGCTACCGGGATCTTCGCGCACGCCTGGCGGCCGAGAACGACGCCGCGGGCGTCTCGCTGATCGACCGGCTCATCTCTGTCCGCGCCGCGCAGGCCAACCTCGCCAAGCTGGAACAGGAGTGGCGGCTCGTCACCGAGCGGCTGCGCAACGCCCAGGAGGCGATCCAGATCCAGCAGCAGGCCGGGTTGCTCACCGAAGCCCAGGCGCGCCGGCAGATCGTCGCCTTGCAGCAGCAATAGGCGGCCGAGATGCAGCGCCTGCTGCCGGCGATGCAGCAGGCCGCGCAGGCGATCGGGCCGGAGGCGGTCAACCGCGTGGCCGCCTGGCGCAACGAACTGGAGCGCACGCGGCTGGTCACCGACGAACTCGCGCCGCTGTGGAACCGCATCGGCGAGGGCTTCGGCAACGCCTTGCAGGGCATGGTCACCGGTGCGCAAAGCCTCCGCGAGGCGCTGTCCAACCTGTTCCGCCAGGTGGCCGACGCCTTCCTGCAGCAGATGGTGATCCAGCCCTTCCAGCAATGGGTGGCGATGCAGGCGCGGATGCTTGCGCTGAAGCTCGGCTTCCTCCAGCAGGAGCAGGCCATCGAACAAGCGGCGGCGGCCCAGTCGGTCGCGCAGAAGTCCGCCGAGACCACCGCCAAGGTGTCGATGGACGCGGCCCAGGCCGGCGCGGGCGCGGCGGCCTCGCAGGCCTCCATCCCCCTCGCCGGGCCGGCGCTGGCCATCGCCGCGATGGCCGCGATGGTCGCGGCCGTCATGGCCTTGCTGGGCGGGATCAAGAAGTTCGCCGCCGGCGGCTTCGTCACGGGTCCCGGCACGGCGACCTCGGATTCGATCCCGGCGCGGCTGTCGGCGGGCGAGTACGTGATCCGCGCCGCTGCCGTCCAGCGCGTGGGCGTGGCGTTTCTGGACGCCATCAACGGCCTGAAGGCCCCGCCCGGCTGGGACGGCCAGCGCTTGGCCTTCGCGGCGGGTGGTCTGGTGCCCCAGGTCCAGGTGCAGCCGGTTGCGCCGCAGGTCAGCCAGGCCGTGCGCATCGTCAACGCCATCGACCCGGGCGTCACCCACGACCACCTGCAGACCCCCGCCGGCGAGCGGGTGATCCTCAACATCATCGGGCGCAACGCGCGCGCGGTGCGCGCCGCGCTCCAGGGGTAACCCATGGCCTTGCTGTTCATCGACGGTTTCGATCACTACGACCCGCAGGCACTCGACCCCTTCGGCGATCCGTGGCTCGCGCGCGCCAAGGCGGCGTATCTGTCGCCGCAGGCCACGCGCATCCAGGGCCGGCGACCCTCGTCCTCCGCCTTGCGCCTGCCGGCAGGCGCCGGCGGCGGGTATGTGAAGAACCTGGAGACCGGGCGCACCAGCCTCATCGTGGGCGCGGCACTGCGCGTGGCGCCGTTCGAGAACACCGGCGAGGAGCCGGTGCTGCTGGGCGTGCGGGATGCCACCGCGCAGGTGGCGCACCTCGTGCGCATCGGCGAGGACGGACGCCTGAAGCTCTACCGGCGGACGGGCTCGGGAATGAGCGGCTGGGACCAGTGGATCTCGACCTCGGTCACGACGGCGGCCGCGCGGGGATGGCACTACGTCGAACTGCAGGTCGTGCAGGGCACGAGCAACGGCACGGTGAACGTGCGCCTCAACGGCGTGCTCGCGATCACCCTGTCGGCGCAGAACACCACCCAGGGCGGCGGGCCGCTGCTCACCGCCTTCGCAGGCAGCGTGCCCGGCCAACCGTGCCCGGTCACCGTCGACGTGGACGACCTGTACCTGGCCGACACCTCGGGCACGATCAACAACACCTTCCTCGGCGACGTGCGGGTGGATGCCCTGAAGCCCCAGGGTGTCGGGACACTGAATCAATGGACGGTCGAGCCCGCGGGACTGCCCGCTTGGGCTGCGGTGAGCGACGGCGATGAGACGACGGCGCTGCGCGCGGCCACGGCGGGCCTGCGCCAGACGTTCGACGTCGAGGCGCTGCCCGTGATGACCACCCCGGCGATCCACGGCGTGCAGGTGACCCTGCTCGCGCGCAAGACGGATGCGGGTACCGGCCGCGTGCGTGGGCTCGTGGCGAGCGGTGCGCAGACCGCCGTGAGCGCCGACCTCGTCCTGCAAGAGCAACTGGCCTGGCACGCGGCGCTGTTCGAGCGCAACCCGAACGGCAACGTGCCGTGGACGGAAGGCGCCTTCAACGCCGCCGAGTTCGGGCTGGAGTCGGCATGACGGATCGGCTTGTGCCTGAGGGGGTGGCCGAGGTCGGTGGCCAACCCACGCCGGGGGTGAGCGTTGTCGAGCAACGTGCCGAGGCGATCTCGCGCGCGGCCTTCGGGGCGCTGGCCGCCACGGCGCTGGCCGAGACCTCGGCCCGGCCGCTGCCGGCCCCCCATCTCTCGACGCTGTGGGTCGAAGCGCTGGCGGAGCACGCGCCGCCGCTGCATGCACCCGCCTTCTGGGTCGAGGTGTTGCGCCGCGACACCGCCGCGGCAGCGATGGTCACAGAAGCGATGGAGGCCTTCGGCGAGACGCCCTGGCCCGAGGCCCAGCGCGGGGTGTTCGCCTTCCGTCACGACTGGGCTGAGCCCCTGGTCGAGCGCTTGCAATGGGCCACCGGCGTGGTGCGGCTCGCCTCGGGCAACGAGGCGCGGCAGGGGCTGCGGCGCGTGCCGCGGCGCTTCCTGACCTACCACGTGGGCCACGCTCGCGCGAGCGACGCGCTGGTGACCGACTGGCTCGCCGACCATCTGGGCCGGCTCGCCTGGTGGCCGCTGCCGCAACACGCGGCGAGGCTGACCTCGGCGGCGGATAGCGGCGCACCGGCGTTGGCGGTGACACCGGTGAATGAAGCGGACTTTGCGCCGGCCGCCGCCAAGCTGCGCCTGGAGGAAGACGGCCTGCACTGGCCTGCGGATCGTCGCTTCGCGCTGTTGTATGCCGATGATGGCTGGCAGATGCTGCAACTGGCCGACGTGGAACCGGATCGACTGTGGCTCACCGAGCCGTTGGCGCGGCCCGTCCCCGCGGGCGCAACCGTCGTGCCCCTGGTCGAGGGCGTCGCGGTGGAGCCGGCCGAGTTCACGCAGGGGGTGCCCGGCCTCATCGCCGGACGCGTCACCGCGCAGGTGGCCTTCGAGCCGCTGCCGATAGATGGCCTGCTCGACGACCCCTGGCTCGACGGCCTGCCCGTCTGGCCCGATGGCAACTGGCGCGACGATCCTTCCGTCACGGCGCAGGGCGTGGTCACCCGGCAGGACCTCTCGCCCGCCGACCCTTGGATCCGCCGTGACGATCCGTGGGCGACCACCACCTTCCAACGGCGCTACCTCGCTGTCGAGCGTGAAGACATCGCCCGCTGGCGCGCGCGGCTGTACCGCGCCCAAGGGCGGCTCGGTGCCTGTTGGCTGCCCGACGGCCTGGCGCCGGTGTTGCGCGTCGCTGCCCCCGCTTCGGCCGACGACGGCTTCCTGCGCGTAGACGGTGACGGTTTGGCCGCCTTCTGGCACCGCCCGGCCGCTGCGCTGATCCTGCACCCCGACGGCACGCGCCAGGCCGTGCTCACCGCCACATTCCACAGCGACGATGGCGGCGTACTGGTCTTGTGCTCCGGACTCGACGCAGCGGTGCCTGCTGGAAGCCGGGCCATCCGCCTCGCACGCTGCCGGCTCGACCACGACGCCGTCGATCTGTACTGGCACACCCCCGAACTGGTCGAGATCCCCCTGACCCTGCGCCGGCTGCCCGAGCCGCGCGGCAACGATCGCATCACCTACACCCCGTCCTGACCATGAGCGAGGGCCCCCTGTTCGAGGTCGAGCTCTACGCCTTCGAGGGCGCGAGCGGCAGCTTCCGGCTCACCCCGCACGAGTTCGACGTGGAGATCGGCGGCCGGCGCTACGAGCACTGCCCCCTCGAGCGCAGCGCACTGGCACTCGGCGCCGAAGCGGCCAAGTCGGCGCTGGAGGTGAAGCTGCCGCCCGACCACGCGCTCGTGCGCCATCTGCTGCAGGCGACCCTCACCGGCGAGACGACCGCGGTGCGGCTGCGTATCGCCCGACGTGACGCCTGGGGTGATGCCTGGTGGCTTTCCGGCACGCGCTGGATGGGCCGCGTGCTCGGGGTGGAGGTGGCCGATGACTCTGCGCGCATCCGCTGCGAGTCCGCCCAGGTGAGCTTGAAGCGCATCGGTCTGCGGCGGCTCTACAACCGCGCCTGCTCGCACGTGCTGTATTCGGCCGCCTGCGGGGCGACGCCGATTCTGGCCACCGCCGAAGTGATCCGCTCCGAAGGCCGCCAGGTGGAACTGGCGAGCCTGCCGCCCGAGGTGGCCGGCATGCTCGCCGGCGGCTGGCTGCAGACGCCGGCAGGCGCGCGCCACATGATCGTGAGCGAATCGACCGCGGGCGTGGAACTGCTCTACCCGGTGCCGCTTGCGCCGCAGACGCTCGTCGACCTCGTGGCCGGCTGCGATCACAGCGTGTCCACCTGCGCCGCGCGCTTCGACAACCTCGCCAACTACGGCGGCTTCCCCTTCATTCCGACGAAGAACCCGTTCTCGACGGGCGTCTTCTGAACGCACAGATCCTCCCATGTGGTACCTGGTCGTCATCGTCGTGGCGGCGCTGGTCTACGTCGCCCTCGCGCCCAAGCCGCCCGCCCCGAAACCCGCCGAACTCTCCGACGTCGACGCGCCCACCGCCGAGGAGGGCCGGCCGATCCCGGTCGTCTTCGGCGCAGTGCTGCTGCGCGGCGCCAACGTCGTGTGGTACGGCGACCTGGAGGCCGAGCCGATCAAGAAGAAGGGCGGCAAGAAATGAGCACCGACGTCCTCGTCACCATCGCCCACGTGCGCGCCGCGGGTCTGTGCGTGCACGGCACGCGCACCTGGTTCGCGCGCCAAGGCCTGGACTTCCGGGCCTTCCTCGCCCGGGGGCTTCCCGCCTCGATCTTGCTTGCCACGGGCGATGCGATGGCGCAGCGCGTGGTCGAGGTCGCGTGCCGAGATGCTGAGGAGCCGCGCTGATGGGCGGCCGCCGCAAGAAGCAGACCGTCGGCTACCGCTACCGGATCGGGATGCACCTGGTGCTGTGCCAGGGGCCGGTGGATGCAGTGCAGGAGATCCAGATCGGCGACCGCAGCGCCTGGGGCGACGCGAGCCGCCTGCCACTGTCGAGCGGCCATGGGCTGGGCCGCCTGCGCATCGATCGGCCCACGCTCTTCGGCGGCGACGAACGCGAAGGCGGCGTGGTGGGCGACCTCGACGTGCTCGCAGGCAGTGCCGCGCAAGACCGCAACGACTACCTGATGGGCCGCCTGGGCGCAGCGATCCCGGCATTCCGGGGGGTGTTGTCGATCGTGGCACGCAAGATCCTGTTCGCCGCGAACAACCCCTACCTCAAGCCTTGGGCGGTGCGGGTGCGGCGCTTCACGGCGGGCTGGCACGACGAACCCTGGATGCCCTGGAACGCCGAGGTGCGGGCCTGGGATGCCGACACCGGCACCCATCTCACCGTCGGCATGAACCCGGCCCACATCCTGGTGCAGTGCCTCACCGACCCGCACTGGGGCATGGGCTATCCGCCGTCCACGCTGGGCGCGAGCTTCTGGAACGCGGCCTGGGCGCTCGAAGCCGAAGGCTTCGGCCTGAACCTGGTCTGGACGCGCCAGCAGCCGATCGAGGCCTTCATCGGCCAGGTGCTCGACCACGTCGGCGGCATCCTCTACCTCGACCCCGAACGGGGCCGCTTCGAGCTCAAGCTCCTGCGCGACGATTACTGGATCGAGGGCCTGCCGCTTCTGGGCCCCGACGAGATCGTGCGCATGGAGCGCTTCGAGCGCGCGCAGTGGGGCGAGTTGCCCAACGAGATCACCGTGGTCTACACCGACTGGGCCACGGGCAAGGAGGCCACCGTCTCGGTGCAAAACCTCGCCGCGATCCAACTGCAAGGTGGCGTCATCAACCAGCGGCGCGACTATCCGGGCGTGAACCACGGGCCGCTGGCCGCGCGGCTCGCGCTGCGCGACCTGCGCGCACTCGGCTCGCCGCTGGCGCGCATGACGCTCACCGTCGCCCCCGGCGCCCTGGAGCGTCCGCCCTTGCCGGGGGACGTGTTCCTGCTGCATTGGCCACGCCTGGGCATCGAGCGGATGGTGGTGCGCGTGACCGGCATCGACACCGGCACGCTGGGCGCCACTTCGTTCCGCATCGAGGCGGTGGAGGACGTCTTCGGCATGGGCCAGACCGTGCTCGCCCCCACCCCGCCGCGCCTCGAGGAGCCGCCGCTCGAACCGCTGCCGCCGGCCCTGGTGCTGGCGGTCGAGGTGCCGTACTGGGAACTCGCGCGGCGGCTGTCGCGGGCCGATCTCGTCACCCTCACCGACACGGACACCTACGTGGGGGCCCTGGCCTGCGCGGGCGGCTCGGGGCAGTTGAACTGGCAGCTCGCCACCGGGACCGCGAGCGGTGAGCTCGAGGCGGTGGCCCCGGAGGACTACGCGCCCTTGCTCACGCTCGGCCAGGCGCTGTCGGCGAGCGAAGCCGATGCGCTGGCCGTGCCGGTGACGGCGCTGGCCCAGCCCGAGCGCCTGGCGGTCGGCGACTACGCCTACCTGGTCGATGCGGCCGGCGCCCCGCGCGAAGCGGTGGCGATCCTCGCCTTCGATGCCACCGCGGGCACGGTGGATCTCGCCCGCGGGGTGCTCGACACCACGCCACAGATGCATCCGGTCGGCACGCGGCTGGTGGGCGTGGGCGAGTGGCTGGCCGCCGAGACCACCGAGCGCGCGCCGGGCGAGTCGGTCTTCGTCGCCGCCGTCCCGCGCACGGCCAGCGCCGAGGGGGATGCGGTGCTGGCTGCCAACGGTGCGCCCCTCGTGCTCGCGGGCCGCCAGGCGCGGCCGTATCCGCCGGGGCGCATCCGGCTCAACGGCCAGCGCGAGCCGGTCGTGGTCGCCGGCGACCTCACCATCACCTGGGCGCACCGCGACCGCCTACTCCAGACCGCCTACCTCGTGCGGCAGGACGAGGGCGACATCGGCCCCGAGCCGGGGACGACCTACGGCGTGCGTCTCCGTGACCGAGACGGCACCCTCGTGCGCAGCGAGACCGGCATCACCGGCAACGCCTGGACCTGGGATGTGGCCAGTGCCGGGGCGGATGCCGGTGCCGCGGGCGACCGCGTCACCGTCGAGATCGAAGCCAAGCGCGACGGGCTCGTGAGTTGGCGGCCCCAGGTGCGCAGCGTCGAGCGCGCGGGCTATGGCTTGCGCTGGGGGCAGTACTGGGGCGGGGTGTCGCCATGATCGCCGGGCCGTCCCAAGATCATGGCGCGCCCCCTTCGGGGGGCCGCCGCCCAGCGGCGGGGGCAGCTATGAGTCCGCCGCGCATCGACGTGCACCTGCTCACCCTCGACGAGCCCGGGCACTGGCGCGAGGAATGCCTCGCCAGCCTCGCCGGCGCGCCGATCCGCCTGCACCGGCTGCCGGGCATCCCGGGGTGTGTCGGGAGGGCCCGCGCGGCGGGCTTCGCGCGAGGGACCTTGCCGCTCGTGTCCTTCGTCGATCCCGACGACCGCTACGAGGCCCGCACCTTCGCGCATCTGGCCGATGCCCTCGATGCCTGTCCGTCGGCGGTGCTGGCCTACACCGACGAAGCGCTGATGGACGAAGATGGCCGCCCCCTCGGCGTGCGGCGACTGGCCTACAGCGCCTTCCACCACGCCCATTCGGCCAGCCATGTCCACGGCCTGATCGTGATGCGCCGAAGCGCCGTCGATCCGGTGCTGACACGCATCGCCGATCTCGACGCCGGCGCCGACTGGCTGCTCACCCGCCTCGTGGTCCGGCAGGGCAGCGTGTTGCACCTGCCCCTCGTCGGCCGCCACTGGCGGCAGCACCCGAACCAGCACCACCGCCGCACGAGCACCACGGCCCTGCGCTCTCTGCGGGGTTTTGCAAGCCTTTGAGGAGATGAACCAATGCCACAGACCGATCCGAACCTGGGCCTCGCCTACGGCTGGACGCTGGGCGAGTCCGGCTGGCACACCGGGATGGACGCGAACCTGAAGCGCCTGGGCGCCGTCGTGGGCCTTGCGGTGACGAGCCGCAGCACGACCACGCCGCCTGCCAGCCCCGCCGAAGGGGATCGCTACATCGTGCCGGCTGGTGCCACCGGCGCCTGGGCCGGCAGGACCGACCAGATCGCGGTGTGGATCGACGGTGCCTGGGAGTACCACGCCCCGAAGGTCGGCTGGCTGGCCTTTATTGCCGCCGAGGACAGGCTCGCCGTCTACAAGGCCGTCGGCTGGAGCGCCGGCATTTCCGTCTGAACCCTTACCCCGATCCGTCATCCCCGAACCCGCCCGCGTGGCGGGTTCGTCGTTTTTGGAGACCGCCCATGACTGAACCGACCCAAGCCCCCGCCCTCGTCGAGAACATGCTGCTCCTGCGCCGCGAGGACTTCGAAGACCTGCTCGACCGTGCCGCCGAGCGCGGAGCCGAGCGGGTGCTCGCGCACCTCGGCCTCGAGAACGGCCACGCCGCCCGCGACCTCCGCGAGCTGCGCGATCTGCTGGAAGCGTGGCGCGACGCGCGCCGCACCGCGTGGCAGACCACCATCAAGTTGGTCACGACCGCCATCCTCGCCGCCCTGCTGAGGTGGCCAATGATCGAGACCCTGCTCGGCGGCCTCCTCGGCGGGGCCTTCCGTCTCGCGCCGGAGATCCTCAAGTGGCTGGACCGCAAGGGCGAGCGCAGCCATGAACTCGCCATGCAGGACAAGGCGCTGGAGTTCGAGAAGCTGCGCGGCGCCCAGCGGATGGCCGAGATCGGCGCCGGGGCCGATGCCGCTTGGAACGTGGGGGCCCTCGAGACCTTGCGCGAGGCCGTGGCCGGCCAGGGACAGCGATCGGGCGCCCGCTGGGCCGATGCGCTCTCCAGCAGCGTCCGCCCGGTGATCACCTACTGGTTCATGGCGTTGTACTGCGCGGCCAAGACTGCCGCCTTCGTGGGTGCCATCGAGGCCGGGGCGGACTGGACCCCCGCCATCCAGGCGGCCTGGACCGAGGCCGACCAGGCCCTGTGGGCCGGGGTGCTGAACTTCTGGTTCCTCGGCCGCGTGTTCGACCGGGTGCGGCCGTGATTGCGGTACCCCAAGCGGCCATCGAGCTGGCCAAACGCTTCGAGGGCTTCCACCGCGTGCCCAAGCACGACCCTGGGCGCGCGCACCCGTACGTTTGCCCGGCCGGCTACTGGACTATCGGCTACGGGCATCTGTGCGATCCGAAGCACCCACCGATCACGGAAGGCGAGGCCGAGGCCTACCTCGCCCAGGATCTGAAGGTGGCGCTCGCCGCCACGTTGCGCTACTGCCCGGTGCTGGCCGCGGAGTCGGAGGGGAGGCTGATCGCGATAACCGACTTCGCCTTCAACTTGGGAGCGGGCCGTCTGCAAACGTCGACCCTACGCCGTCGGGTCAACCAGCGGGATTGGTCAGCCGCCGCCGCTGAACTTCGCCGGTGGGTGTACGGCGGTGGGAGGGTGTTGCCAGGACTTGTTGCTCGACGGGAAGCCGAGGCGCGTCTTCTCGTGCACGGGTAA